GCGTTTTTCACCGGCGGCGTGCTGGAGTCGATTGATACGCCGACGGCGCCGACCGTGTCAGGGACGGCCACCGAGCTTGATACGGAGATGCTCGAGGCGGTCGATGAGATTATCGCCGAACTCGGAAAGGTGTTAACCTTTTGGGTGTATCCCACGGAGACCTACGACCCGGCCACAGGCAAGAAGACAACCGGGGACGCCACACAATACAACAAGAAGGCCATTCCGCCTTATGAGGTGTCTTTGAAGTACGTTGACGGGGACCTGATAAAAATCGGCGATATGGTGACTGGAGTGCCAGCGAAGGACATCGAGTTTACTCCAGAGAAGGGCATGAAGGTCAGCATCGACACAGCCATTTGGGTAATTACGCGAGTAGCGCCGATATACAGCGGCGAATGGATTTGTCTATACCTGTTGCAGTTAAGGAGATAGTCCGATGCCTGTCAGGAAAGTAGCGGGCGGTTACAGATGGGGCACGCACGGCAAAGTCTATAAATCGAAAGCGAAAGCCGAAGCTCAGGGCCGAGCGGCCCATGCAAGCGGCTATAAGGGCAAACACAAGTGACGGACAACCTCGCTCAATTCAATAGAGAGATCGACGCCTTTGCCCGCAAGGTGCCGGATAGGGCCACTACGCTGCACAAGAAAGTCGCGTTCGAGGCCCTACGCCGGTTGGTATCAAAAACTCCCGTCGATACCGGCAGGGCCCGCGGCAACTGGCAGGTGACCATTAATGATCCGGCGACAGGCCAACTCGATGTGCTCGATGTTGACGGAAGCATGACCATCGCTGCTGGCTTGGCGGCTCTTGCGGGTTTGCCGCCCTATCAAATCGTGTGGATTAGCAACAACGTCGATTACATCGAACGGCTGGAGCACGGGCACAGCAAGCAGGCGCCCGAGGGGATGCTGGCCGTGACTGTCGAAGAGTTGCGGGCCATGTTCAGGGAGGCGGCGTAAGCGATGACGAGCGAAGCTATAGCCAACGCGATCCGCAGCCGGTTCAAAAGCCAGGTGGCCGATGTGCTGGAGTTGCCGACGCAGTACGACAATCAGAAGTTCGACAAGCCAGACAATGCGAATTGGTGTCGATTCACTATTGAGTTTGGCGAGAGGTTTGCGGCCTCCTTTGGAAGTCCGGGGGCAAACCGCAGACGGACGGTAGGCGCAGCCTTTGCTCAATTATTTGCACCCATTGAAAATGGGGATGGAGAACTCTTCGAGATCGCTGATTATATCGCGTCTAAGTTCGATGCGGTCAACGCAGACGGTGTCGTATTCAAAATAACATCCGCAAAAAAGATCGGTCGAAGCGGAGATTCATGGCAGATCAATGTGGTCTGCCCATTCTATGCAGACGATATCGGGTAACGATTTTCTGAAAGGAAAAAACCAATGACCATCAGTGATATTTCCAGGATGCGGCTGGCGTTTGTCAAAGAGACGACGGCCGGCCAGCAGGTGACGGGCCGCAAATTGCAACTTGCCCGCATTACATCCGAAAGCCTCAAACAGGATACCGACTTTGTGACCTCGCGAGAGATCCGGCCGGACCGGCAGATTTCGGCGGGTGCCAGGACGCGCGTGGCCGTCTCGGGCACAGTCGATTTCGAGTTCAGCTTCGGGAGCTTCGATGAATGGCTGGCGGCGGCTTTCATGTGCGGCGATTGGTCCAGCGAGATCGGAGCGGCCTCCGAGGTCCAGATGATCGTCTGCAATGCGACGGCGACGGGCGGCGTCTACACATTGACCTATGAAGGCGAAACGACCGGAGAGATTGCTTACACCGCCGACGCGGCAACGATTAAGACAGCGCTCGAAGCGTTGGGCACAGTTGAGGTAGATGACATTGCCGTGAGCGGCCAGATTTTCAGTGCCGGCACGGAGGGATTGATTCTGACCTTCGCCAAACATCTCGGCAATACCTCTCCCGTAGCCATTGACGTGAGCGGATTAACCAGCGTTACTTCGGCCATAGTGACGGAGGTCACAAGGGGCAGAGAAGCATCCGAAGTGCAAACCATTATCTGCGACGATACAGCCACAGGGGGCACGTTTACGCTGACATACGAGGGCGAAACGACGGCTGCGATAGCCTTTAACGCCAATGCCGGTGCGATCAAGACCGCGCTCGAACTGCTTACAACGGTCGAGACGGACGATATCGCCGTAGCAGGTCAACTTTTCAGCGCGGGAACGGACGGACTGACGCTCGCGTTTGCCGATACGTTGGGCGATGTTTCACTAATCTCGATTGATATATCGAGCCTGACGAGCGTCACCTATGCCGATGTGACCGAGACCGTCAAGGGGAAATTGACGGGCGTTGCAACCAATGACGGTATCGAAGCGGTGGCGGACGGTAATCACCTTCTGGGGACCGACGAGGATTTCACAGGGTATGCCGCTGGGTCTTGGGTCAAAATCAGCGGCTTTGCAACCGCAGGCAACAATGGCTATGCCAAAATCGTCTCGGTGACATCCTCGGACCCTGGAGTCTCGGACGACGATATTATGACGCTGGGACTGATTACGCTGACTGATGAAGTGGCCGGCGAAGCGGTAACGATCCGACAGGGCGCTCAACTCACGAACGGCGATGGGGACATCAAAGATTCATTCAACTTCGAGCGGACCTATACCGACCTGGATACCGAGCTGGCCATGTTCGTGCGCTGTATGCTGAGCCAGATCACATTGAACGTGGGAAGCAATGCTCTTATTACAGGCAATGTCGCGGTCATGGGACAGAGGGAAACGTCGGAAACGGTCAGCGGCGGGACGGGCTATCTTGCAGTCAATAGCAATGAGATTATGAACTCGATTGAACACGTGGCCGGGATTTATGAGGGCCAAACGTCAATTGACCTGCGCGATTTCAATCTCACGGTCAACAACAATCTCCGCGAGCGGCTGCGAATCGGGACGATGGGGCCTTTCGATTTCGGGAGTGATGCCATTAACGTCTCAGGTACGTTCACGGCATATTATGACAGCAGTGAACTCTACGACAAGTACCTGGATTTCGTCAGTACGTCGCTGGCGCAAATCTTCGAGGACACTGCTGGGAACGCTTACATTGTTGATGTGCCGACTATCAAAGTGACCGAAGGGGCGCGTCACGCCGGCGCCGGCATGGGCGACGACTTCAAAGTGCCGTGCAGTTGGCAGGCGTTCTGTGACCCGATTGAGAACATTACCATTCGCATTGTGCGCTTCGCGGCGTAGTCTCAATGAAAGAATCGAATATGAACCACAGTCACGACCTATGTTACCTGCCGACTTCACACGAGCTTCTGCTGGAGCGGAGAGGTGCTTTCTTTGACTGGGCCTGGTGCAGAACTCTTCGGGTATATATTTGGACATTGCTGTACTGGCCATTCATGCCTGAAAGAAGAAACTCTCAAGTTGTCGATAATAAGCCCGTTTGTTTTTGGTCTGGCTACATGAGTCAGAGACGTGGGCGTCACTGGAAGCGATGAGCTTTATAAGCAACCATAATAGGAGAAAGAAACGATGGCCGATATCAAACAACTCAGCCTGGACGCCGACAAGCAAAACAAGGGCGTCTGGGTGCCTTACGACCTCGACGTAGAACTGCTGATTGCAGGCACGGGGTCCCCGGAATTTCGCAAGGCGTGTGGCGAGCTGCTGGCTCCACACCGGCAGAGGATCAGAACCACGGGCCTGACGTTCGAGGAGCGGGTGGTCATTATCAAACCCGCGATTGCGGAGCATCTTCTCAAGGGCTGGAAGAACTTGACCGAAAACGGCAAGTCCATTCCATTCAGCACTAAGAAGGCGATTGAGTTGCTGGACGAAATCAAGGACTTGGCTACGTTCGTGCTGGCGTCCGCCGACGAGAAGGAGTGGTTCCGCAATGAACTCAAAAAGGAATCAGCAAAAAACTGACAGAGTGCCTTCGATGGCACTTGGTCTGGGGTAAAGATGTTGAGTTTCTTGAAAAACGAGCAGCCGCCGGCAAGCCGACACCGGCCCTTGAAAACAGACCCTATGTTTACGAAGACCTCGCGGACGTCTGGCAGTTGTTCTGGCAACTTCATCGGTCCCGGCAGTGCGGCTTTGGTCCGAGTCCCCTCAGCGTTACGGACATCACTGCCTGCCTGGAACTGTACGCCGTGATCGGTAAGGTAGAGTGTTACGAGTTGATTGTGAGCATGGACCAGGAATGGCTGAAATGGGCCGACGAGCAAAACAGTAAGCCGGACAGAAAATGAGATTGTGACTCGATGGCTGATGTAGCAACCTTACAACTGAAGATTGACGCCAGCGGCGCACATGCCGGAGCGATGGGGTTTTCGCAAGCGAGTGCGAAGATACAGCAGGGCGCCCATCGGGCCATGCTTGCCATTAGCGCCTACACGACAATGGCCGTCAGGGAATATGTCAAGTTTGAAGAGCAGATGGCCAATGTGTCAACGATGCTCGACCAGCAGACCATGCGTTATATGCCGGCTTACGGGCGGGCAGTCAAAAGGATGGCCATTGAATTCGGCGAAGGCAGCGCCACGTTGAGTACCGGCTTATATAACATTCTGTCGGCCAGCATTAAGGCCGAAGATGCGGTTGCGACCTTAGACGTTGCGGTGCGCTCAGCCAAAGCGGGCCTCACTGACACAGCCACAGCCACTTACGCGATTACAGGTATTTTGAACGCCTATAGTCTATCCGCCGACAAAGCCGGCAAGGTCTCGGATATCCTCTTCAGCACCGTCAAGCGCGGACAGACGACTTTCGGTCAGCTCGCGCCGGTTGTGGGACGGGTGACGGCGATTTCGTCCGGGGCGGGCATTGCGCTCGAAGAGGTCTCGGCGGCACTGTCCACGATCACACGCGGCGGTATCAGCACCGACGAAGCCATCACCGGACTGCGGCAGGCCATTATCGCCCTGCAAGGTCAACAGGACGCGGCGGTCGGAATTGCGCGCCAGCACGGGGTTGAATTATCGAACAGTGCGCTTGCAGCCGAAGGGCTTACCGGGATGCTCAAGAAACTTAGCGGGCTGTCGGAATCCGTTATCTCGGACATCTTCAAGGAAGTCCGGGCGCGAGTGTCCCTCAGCGTGTTGCTCAAAGACCAGGCCGGATACGTGAATGACTATGAAGAGGCGTTGAACTCGGCAGGCAAGACACAAGAAGCCTATAACAAAATGACCAACACGCTTGGCCATAGTTTCCGGCGATTGTGGCAGACAATCAAGGTCGGTGCCGTCGAAGCAGGCGAAGCGTTCGCGCCTGAAATGAAAAAAATCACGGATATGATACTCGAACAAGACTCGGCATGGCGGCACTACTCTCGCAGCTATGGTGAAGGCGTTGCCGAGATTCT